ACTCAGTTACTCAATGGTACTATGTATGAGTATTTGAGGCTCACTAAGCCATATGCTGTAGACCCTGACAGCAGGGCCTTTTCTACACATGGAACTCTACATCATCAGGCTATGGAGCAGGCAGCCAAGGAGCTGAACCTAACAGCAGAGGTGGCATTAAGCCTGGACAGGGATATATTTGATTTGCTAGAGCCAACAGCTAGTGGCTGGACACTCACTGATTATAAAACATGGGGCAGCTATCATGTAGCTAAGACACTAGGTATGGTAGAGATAGGTAAGATGCCTGACCCTAGTGGTGAGTTGTACAAAACATCTGGCAAGTGGGGCAAGGCTGGGACACCCAAACTAGTGTCTGTGTTCCAACACATGGAACAAGCTGTGGATAACTGGGAGACTGAAATGCAGCTAAACCGCTATAGGCTTATGCTGGCTGATGTGGGTATACAGGTCACCAAGATGCAGGTACAAGTGACAGTGAGGGATGGAGGATTTCAGGTAGCCAGAACCAGAGGCATAACACGTAATACGTATCTGGTGGAGGTCAAGAGGTTGGATGACCAGCTAGTGACTGACTACTTTGCCAATAAGGAACACAGGCTACTAGAGGCTCTAGCCAACAATGAGTGCCATGAACCATGTGACAGTAGAGAATGTTGGGAGGGTGACCGCTGCAAAGGCTACTGTGATGTAGCTATGTATTGTACTAAAGGTTTGTTACTGAAGGAGACTTAACAATGGGTATAACCGAACGTATACAGAAGAGGGCTGAGGAAATCTACGGGCAGAGATATGGCAAACGCCGAGACATTAGTGCAGTAGAGATAGAGAGAGTGAGACATGATGCAGCTATAGAAGTGCAAAAGGAAATCAAGCAAGAAGGAGCAAACAAATGATAGCCGGACTGTGGGGAGAGGATAAATCCTGCAAATCTACACTGGCACTGTCGGCACCTAAACCCATCGCATACATGGAATATGATATAGGTGGATTCAGACGCGCCTGCCGTAACTTGCCACACCTACCAATCAAGGACTGGTACCAGCAGGGTCTAATTGGGTATCAGCCTTATGTGATACCATTCCAGGCAGGCAAAATTACGGCGACTGGGATAATACCAAGCCGTATTATAGTTGGCATCAAAGAGCTGTTCTATCAGTGGCTATTTGATTTTATCAAGTTGATGGAGGATGATAAGCAAGTGTTGGCTAAGTTCAAGCTAAAGGAACCTGCTGCTACCATCATCATTGATACTGGCACCCTGCTCTACAACACCGTCATATGTGATGGGTATCTACAGGAGCTACAAGAGAAGCAGTTAAAGCCTGATGGAACATTGGTAGACCCAAAAGATAGGCTAAGGACACAGCTACAGCAACAAGAATACAGGGAGCCATATGACCGGATGCGCGGCGTAGTTTACAATGCTAAGGCTAGGGGCAAGAACCTAATAATGACCCACCATGCAACTGATGAGTTCAAGCCTATGCCACAAAAAGATGGGTCTATCGCTATGGGTAATACAGGCAAGAGGGAGAGACATGGATGGAAGCAGCTAGGTGACAGCGTAGACTTGATGGTACATACATATATCAAGGAAGAGAATAGCAAAAATACAGAAGGCAAAGTTAGCAAGGTGCGTGTACCTTACTGTATGGTAGAGTTAGCAGAAGTACAGGAACTGGTAGGCATGGAATTCCGAGAGCCTACATTTGACCAGATAGCACAGGTAGTACAGGCGGTGAGGGGATGAAACTGATTGAGTGCCCTACCAAGAAAGCATACCTCTACAGATGGTATATGCACCTGGAGCATGAGTTTGGTGATAAAGAGTTTGCCAGAGAGGATGCTATAAACTGCCTATGCAAGGCCGAACATACCTGTAAATTGGTCGCTGACAGCACAATCAACTCATTAATAGCTGGAGGTTGCATAGAATGATACTGATGGACGTGTTCGAGCCCTCGCAAATCCGAGACCTACTACGCCAATCTACAGAGGTAGAGCAAGTGGCTCTCAATGGTATGGGATTCGCCGACTATCAGTGGGTTGGAGCAGACGGCCACAGCATACAGGTGGAGAGGAAGCAGGTGGATGAACTACTGAGTGGGATGGACCACACAGAAGAGCAGTTAAGACGATGGCTGTCCAATGGAACAGAGGAAACATACCTGATATATGAGGGCATGTTCGAGCCAATAGCTGGACTCAAGCAAACTGTGCAGAGTTGGCACAAAACAAAGGATGGAAGGCTGATGGTACCTGGCCGTCACTACAGTATTTCATATGCTGGAGTTATGGCTTGGTTCTATCAGTTGGACAAGGCAGGAGTCACAGTCATTAACACCTGTGACTACATAGGAACTGCCATCACACTGTCGGCATGGTACAAGTCCAGCCAACAGCCAGAACACACTACACTCAAGAGGTACATCAAGAAGCACATATATCCGGAGCCACAGAACCCTCACGTGTTACACCTGATGAGTATCAAAGGGGCTGAGATTGGAGAGGTCAAAGCCAAAGCATTAATAGAAAGGTTTGGAACGTTCTGGTATACAGTGAATCAGGAGCCATTCTGCATAGCTGAGACACAGTACGTAGACAGCAAGGGACACACTAGAACCATAGGTATGGCTGCGGCTAACAAGCTGCTAAAATGTATAGGGAGGACAGCATGACACTCAATGAGAAGCAGATGGAGATTGCCAACAGCATGATTGATAGTGTGAATAGGATAGCTAGGCGGCTATGTATTGCACATGGGGTTAAGCCAGCATCCAGAACACAGGTATTAATGGTACTGGATGCATACCTGGCCCTCAAGCAAGAAGCTAAGGAGAATGAGAGTGGAAATTAATGGGCTAGATACCATACAGGGATGGGTTGGGCACCCACCCAAGCGGCAGGTGATTCCATACAACCTAATACAGACAGAGGATTTGCTAAGAAAGGGATGGAACCACCTAGCCATAGCTATAATCCCATACTGTTTCACATGCAGGGAGCCACTGGTCTGGCACACACCTCCTGAGCCTCTAGCCTTCCATTGTCCAAAGTGTGGAGGAGAGTGGGAACTTGGTACAAGGAGCGTGAAATAGATGGATAAATCTGACATAACAAAATGGCTACCTGATGAAGCATACCTGCATGACTCGGAATATACAGGTGCCTTTAAGATTGGGTTGGAACTACAAATAGAAACATACTTTGACAAGTTCTACCTCATGCAGGACTCTACACCAGAGACTACAAGGACAGTTACTATAGCACAGGTAGAACGTTGGTATACACAGTTGCAAAGAAAGTTGGCTGAGTCTGAAGCCAAGTGGCGTAGGAAATTGGAGATTAAGGATGGCTAAAACATTCGCACCTGGATACCCCAGAAATGAGCAGGGCTGGATTCTATTTCCTCGTGACACTCAAGAGAGGAAGGGCCTGTTCTTCCCACCAGAGGTTAACGAGCACCCAGCCAAGATGAACTTACACCTTGAGCAGTCTATCATAGAGTATGTGGCTGAGCCAGGCCAGATACTACTGGACCCATTCGGTGGTACAGGCTCTCTAATGATAGCAGCACTACAAGGTATGAATGTTGTCCTGCTAGAGATTGAGGATAGTTACCACCTGTTACAGCTCAAGGCTTTATCACAACTACAACGAGAGGATAAGGAGGCAGCCAGCCGAGTTATGTTATTGAAGGGTGACAACAGGCTGCTGCTACCTATACCATGCCATCACATAATCACATCACCCCCATATGCCAGTATGATGCATGTAGACAAGCCAACCAAGCGTATGATAGAGAGACCAGATGATAGCTTTTCTAAAATGGACAAGCAGATGATGGAGTATACCAAAAGCCAGCGTAATATTGGCAGGCTTAATAACTTCTTGTATAACCAGGCTATGGAGAATGTCTATAGGCTGTGTGCCAAAAGTTTGCTACCTGGTGGCACACTCACTATCATATTGAAGGACAGGATAGAGAACAACCAAAGGGTGTACCTTACTGGATGGGCTGACCGGGTATGTAGTAGGTTAGGGCTTACACTGATACTAAGAGAGAAGTGGAAGACACCGGGCATCCAACACACAGCTACCAATAAGTTACATGGGCTAGAGGTAGTAGAGGATGAGGATATTATGGTTTACAGGAAGGAGAACTAACATGGAATGTGCAGTTTGCCATAATGACACTAACATATATTGTCCGGTATGTCCGGAATGTGCAAAGCAGCTAATACAAACACAGCGTCCAGACTGGGATACATACTTCCTACAGATAGCAAGGGTGGTATCTAGCCGCTCTACATGCCCTAGAGGTAGTGTAGGTGCAACCATAGTGAGAGACAACCATATACTAGCCACTGGTTACAATGGTGCAGCGCCTGGAGAACCTCACTGTATAGATGTAGGGTGTGACATACAGGATGGACACTGCCAGAGAGCTATACACGCTGAGACCAATGCAGTAGCGCAGGCAGCTAAGATGGGAATAGGCATAGAGGGAGCCACCATGTATTACTGGGATAGTCTGGAGAGGGCATCTACCGCCTGCATCAAATGCACACAGGTAATGAAAGCTGCTGGGATTAAACGGATAGTGGGGATTGGACATGAACTTTGCCTATGATGCAGCTAGTAACTTCTATTACATGGGTGAGGAGCAGCCATCCCTACATACATACAAGGAATTGTTGACCTCACCAGTGTTAATAGCCTGCGACACTGAAACCATTAGCCTAAAAGAACGCATAGTGCTGGGAGTAGCGGTGTCTGTGTCACCTGCTGCTTGCTTCTATTTTCCATTATTCCCAGCACCATCTCCGGTTACACCTTGGCATCTGCTACGTAATCCTGCTGTTACTAAGGTTTGGCACAATGCCATGTTTGACCTCTATTGCATGAGAGAGTTTGAGATTGACATGTCCAATATCAGGGACACCAATATCATGTCGCGCCTGCTATGTTACAAGTATAATACATTGGAGCAACTCTCAGTAGTGCATCAAATGGAAGTACATAGCGCCAAGGATTTCTTGTTGGAACATAATGCCAAAACCATGCTTGATTGCCCTAGAGATGATGTAGCCCGCAAATGTATGCAGGATGCAATGGCTACCTACAAGCTGTATCAGGAGTTGGAGCCTGCTACTGATATGGGCTATCTGGGCATAGAGATGCAGGTGATACCCATACTCACTAAGATGTCGTGGAGAGGAATTAAGCTGGACCATGAACTCAGGGCACAGATAGAAGAGGTGCTGGATGACGATGTGGAGCAACTGAGAGGGCTATGCCAATCGCTAGAGGGGTTTAATCCGGGCTCCACCCAACAGTGTGCGTATATACTGGCAAAGCGTGGAGCCTACTCTGTATTCAGGAGACTACCATTCACTCGCTCTAGTGGCAAACACAATCTGTCATCGGCCAAGGAAGTATTACAGCAGATGAATGACCCTCTAGCTAGGCTGATACTGGAGTACCGAGAGGTTGCTGCCTTGCTGTCTGACTATGTGAGGCCTCTAGGTAGAGAGGAGCGAAGCATGACAAGGTTTCACATGGATGCTGCAACTGGGCGACCAACCTCCACTGAGCGTAACCTACAGAATATACCACCTGGCGAAATTAGGGGCATATTTATTCCAGACAGTACTATGTTCACCGACACTGATTTTAGCCAGGTGGAGCTAAGGGTGCTAGCACATTTGTCTGGTGACAAGGAGATGCAATACATATTTTCGCTGCCTAGATATAATGAGGATGGGAGCAAGAATGAGGAGGCTGATATACACCAGCAAACGGCAGATGCACTACAGATAGTACGCAAGCGTAGCAAGAACGTGAACTTTGCTATGGTATATGGGGCTACCGACCAGACCATAATGGAAACTGCTGAGATTAGTAATTTACAGAAGGCCAGGGAACTGAAGCTACTATGGGGCCAGAAATTCCCACAGGCATTTGATTGGATAGAGGCTATACAAGGACAGACAGAGCATGAGCCTTTTGCTACAACTATGTATGGGAGAAGAATGCGTCTAGACACTGAGACTAATTATGATGAAGAGCCTGACCTAGAATCCATGAAACGCAAAAATGTTAATTATAGGATTCAGGGAACGGCTGCTGAGATACTCAAGCGCTCACTCATTAGGTGCCAGCACCTAGACATAGCCCTGACTGTACATGATGAATTACTAATGGATGGATATGTAGCTGATGACTGGCTCAAGGCTAACTTGGAGCATATATCACCAATCTATACACCGATAGAAGTTAAGTATTTGACGAGGTGGCAATAATGGAAATGAACGAGTACCAGGAATTAGCTGAAATAACAGCGGTATATCCAAGACACGGCAAGGGTAACATCATGTATACAACACTTGGCCTATGTGGGGAAGCCGGGGAGGTAGCTAACAAGGTTAAGAAGGTGGAGAGGGATTACGGTGGAATACTAACCGATGAAATGAGAGACAGGCTGATGGATGAACTAGGTGACACTTTGTGGTATATAGCTATGGCAGCATTGGAACTCGGTGTCCCACTAGACACTATTGCTAAGGGCAACATTACCAAGCTAATGAGAAGGTCAGAGGCCAACACTATACATGGTGATAGTAGGGAGCACCAGCCTTAGGCAACTGTTAGCTAGTGCTCCCCACCTGCTATGCAGGCTGGTTGACTGGAACTGCTGATACCTTACGGCGCCACTCCTGCTTACTCTTGAGAATGGTATAGAACTCGTTAAGTCTCTCTAAGCCATCGGCCTTGAAGCGGTCAGCAAGCACCAAGTCACCCGATACAGCCTCAGCCCTTAGTCTGGATTCTTCGAGAAATCCTGTAGCCAAAGCATTGTACTGGCTGGACTGCTGGATATATGTCTGCAAGTTGGTGAGACGGGTCTGTGCCTCTTGTACATAGCCTAGAGCGGCGCTGGCTCTAGAAGCTGCTATACCAGCACTCTCTCTGGCCTGCACCGAATAGTTTTCAGGGACATCCTTACCTATGTTGATGGTGTTGATTTTGGCTGCACCTGTAACCAGAGTTGCGGTGGCAGTGGTAAGGTCAGCAGCTACACTGTCTAGGTAGGCGTTGGCAGCATCTACGGCTGTGTTGATAGCAGTTCTAAGGGCAGCGGCATCATCTGTAATGTCTTGCAGGATTCCAGCCACATCCGCTGCCGAGTTATTATTCAGATACTTAATAGCATTGGTAAGTGCTGACCCTAAACTGGTAAGGTCAGTTTCAGCCTGTACTTCATACTGTAGAGCCTCCACCAATAGTGCATAGCCGGCAGCTCCAATCTCTACTACCTCATCCATCATCTCTGGATAGCTGCCGGGGCCAACTTCACCGGGTGCTGTGTGCCTACGCTCATAATAGATAGCCACATGCTCAGTTGTAGTATTAAGCTCCTCCTGACTCTGGTTGGTGCGCTTACTACCTATGTACATGAAATCTCCCCAGAGGGAATAACTGACAAACTGCTGAGGGACAAAGTCTATGGGGTACTCCACACGCTGGATTCTGGTTAGTACAGGTATTATAGAACCAATGTCAATGCCTAATCGAGACTTGGTATAGTCCACCAAATAGGCAGTACCAGCGGCCATACTGCCACCATTAATGTACCTGATTCTGCCGTTAGCATAGTCCATCTCATAGTCGGTGTTACGAGTGTAGGTAGTGCCTGCTGGGCTACTAGTGACAGTTTCGGTCTCTGGTCTAATGGGCTTGTAAGCTAGCTCTATGAAAGAATCATAGGCGTTACCTGTGCCTACGCTAACCACATCACCGGCTGCTGCTGTACCAGCTACATCATCAACCTCCACCTCACTCACATACTTGAAGTATTGGTTGCCCTGGACAGCCACACCGGTTGGCAAATCTTTGAGGTACCAGCTTTCCTCTACATATTTGCCATCAGAGTCATAACCCTTGACTATTAAAGTGAGAGCTGTGACACTAGCATCTGCATCCGTCAGCTTGACTGTCAGACGTCTAGGCACGTCAGGTGTCTTGTCAGCTATGGTTAGGGTTCCACCATCAGTCACCCCATTAAGCGTCTGGGCATTGACTATGGCGGTGGCAGAGGCTGCTGCTGGCAGAGTCACTGTTTCGTCAGTGATGGTGAAGCTAAGCACATGCTCGTAGATAACCTCCAATGGCAAATAGCGGCTAAGGTCATCCACCGCCCTCTGCACACAGCGGTTAAGCTCGGCATCGCTCCAGATAGCTCCACTATCTTTGAGGTCCAATCTCAGGTCTGCTCTATATTGGGGTAAGGCTTTTCCAGCCATATCATTCCTCCTTACGCTTTCTGAAATAATACTGGATAATGAGGGTCCAGGTGACTAGTAAGCCACCATTCACCTCACTTGGCATATCAAGATGTTTGACAGCCTGTAACAGCCACATAGCTGGTATCACAAACACCAGCAACAGGGCCAGCAGGTCGTTAAAGTTTTGTGGCTTCACAGGTACTCCTACTCAATGATACACTAAGAACACAGTGGCAATATGGACACTGCATGGATTCTATCACCATGATAGGAACATCCACCTTCACATAGCCATTCCTAACAGCTCCTAGTGCAGCACCAGTGCGGCTATTGGCACCTAGCTTGGTCTTGATGGCATACACATAATTCTTGACAGTCTGCCAGCTAATACATAGCTTGTCAGCTATCTCCTTGTCATGTAGACCATCTACAAGCAACTTGGCTACTTCTATTTCCCGCTGTGTTAGCGCTTTCATACTAACTCCTATGCAGGTTTGAGTAATCTGGTAACTACAACCTCTGCACCAAGCACCAATATACTGTCACCGATACCAGTAGTGCCTAGTATCTCTAATACATACTGCTTGTCTGTAGCCATTGTAGTGTCAGCACAGTTGGCCTCAGAGTCGAAGTTACCATCGGCTGTGACCTGCGTGATTGCACCTGTAGTCACGTCAGTTGTAGTTGGAGGGTCAGCCTTGTTGACTTGGACCAGCTTACAATCTAGGGTAGCTGCGGCTGCCTCTACTACATCACCAACCAGCTTGTAGCTGGTAATGATGTCACCTATCTTGAGAAAGTTAAGTGGCAACCAGCACTTCTTGGCCGACTTGCTTGCAGCTAAACCAGCACCCTCTAGCTGCGGCGTCCAGTCAGTGCCGGGAGCTGGATACACAAAATTGTTGACTAGGAATGTATGGCTAATAGACACACCTGCATCTATGTTGGCAGCCGCCACACTCTCTAGCTTGAGATTCATCTTGGTGGCAGTAATCGCATCACCAGTCGCTACAGCAGTACCAGTACCCATAATACCTCCTTACCAATAGCTAGCGTCACCATAGGTGTCCGCTCCGTATATGCCCTTTTTGTACCCATAAATACAGCGCCCGTACTGGCTGAATCCATAGACACCAACTGAGGAGCCGGTGCCTGACATGGCACTTATCACTACCTGAGATAGCATTAGGTAGGTTATGTAACCAGCAGGTATATGAGGACCTCGACGTTCCAGGTCCAAATACTTGCTGGTTTTATTTTGCTTGGTGGGTCCAGTCTTGTCTTTCATTTGCGTCCAAACCACCTATTCCACATATTAGCCACTGGCTGTATCATTTTCTTCTGCCAGTAGGCACCATAGGTTTCACCGGCTTTCTCATTCCAAGGCGTTAGCTGCTGCAAGGTGGCTCTCCATACATTCCATTTGGTGCCTGGCCCTGTGAGATTGCCCTGGAACGGCTGCATCGCTGTCACATTATCAGACACCCTCTGCTGGGTAGGTGCAACATTCGGCACAGGTGGAGTATACGGTGCATACTCTAACACCTTCTCTATTGGTGTCCTGTCATCAGGAGTTCTGGGATGTGGCAGCATGTAATCAGGAGGAGGTGACGGTATAGTGGTCTCAGGCCCTGTAGGGTCACCTGGCTTCGGCACTATCTTCTCATACTTACTTAGGTCCTCTGTAGTGCTCATGCCACCCAAGTTAAGCTCTAGTCTGTAAGCACCAGGCGTGTAATAGTGCCGCAAACCTGTAACTCTGACAGCCTCGGCTTCTGGAAATGAATAAATGCTACTACCTACTGTAACACCCAGCTTATTAGCACCAGCAATACCAGTAAAATCAGCCACCTGTGTCCAGTCATTGTCATCAGGGTCATAGCACCACGTATCAGTCATGCCAGTACCTGCGCCATTAACCCCAGCACCTACATAGCCCTTACCATTAGCAGCAAAGGCAAAGCTGTTACTGATAGCACCACCACCAAAGTCAGCTATGGCTATCCAAGCGTTAGTAGATGGTGTGTATTTGTAGCAAGTAGCTACTCTGGTACCATCCACAAAACCACCTACTATATAGGCTATACCATCTATGACAAAGACACAAGCCTGTTCAATGTTGGTAGGGTAGCTAGCCATTTGTGACCAACTATCACCAGCTGAACTGTACCTCCAACAATCACTATACCTAACATTTGGAATAGTGGTACTGCCACCTACCACATAGCCATTTGCACCTATGGCAAATCCAATTGCGCTACGGCGGGCTGAAAAAGCTGCTCCAGGTGTACCTATGCCAACCCATGCATCAGTTGCTGGTGTATACTTATACCAGTCCTTATAGTATACCCAGTCTCTATCATAGAAGCCTAGACCTACATAGACTAGCCCATTGATAACAAAGCTACTACAACCTTCTCTGAAACCAGGAAATGCTGTTAGTGTAGCTGGTGCTGCCGGAGTTGCAAGTGTCCAGCTTTTCCACCTTCCATCATCATATAGGCCAGTACCACCAGTACCAAAGTAGCACACACCTGCAACAGCCTCAGCCACAGAATCATTATTACCACTGCCAGAGTAGGGCCCATAAGTAGTCCATGTATTCAGTTCAGGGTCATACTTATAGAAGGTAGTACCACTGTTAACAACACCAACCTCTAACTCTGTAGGCATTAGCTTACCTGCCTGTTAACTGCTATTTTATCCATTAACTCTATTCTGGCATCATGTGGAGTAACCAGTCTGCCAGCTACTGCTCCCATCTGATACTTGGCTAGTATAGCTGCTGCTCGCTGGTCGGCCCATGCCTGTGTAGTAATAGAGGCTGCTACCTGTACATCATACACGTCATCGTACTTGCCAGTAGCATCTGTGTCTTCGGCCTCTCCTATAATAATGTCATCCCAGCCTTCATTCTCCTCATTGCTATACACCAGTATATGGTTAGGCACCGTGACATTACGCCTGCACATCCAGTAGGTGAAGTATGGGGCCTGGTAATTATAATAAGTAGCATCCACAGCGTCACTAGTCTGAGGGAATTTCACCTCCCAAGTTAGCCCAGCCTTGGGCCTCAAATAGCTTTTGGTCATAGCCATTAGAACATCCACTACCTGCTTGGCTGTCTCATAAGGCATATTGTTGATATTGAAGGCTGGAGTAAACAAACTCATGATACTGTCATCCTCTACCAAAGGTGACAGCACATGCAAACAGTTAGTCTCTATGATAGCCTCTAGTATAGCATATATAGTGTCAGTAGTGTAACTGGTTGTATGGTATGGCTCCTCACCTAGTAGCAATAGTACGTCAGCTAGGCGAGCCCACATACCTTCCAGTTCCAATACCTCGTAATAATCACCAGCCACTAGCACACCTTGCTGATGCTTGACCCATAGCCTAGCTGTCGCACCCTCACTAGTACCATCTCCAATATACTCATTACCTGACCCAGTCACATCTCCATATCCAATCTCGGTCCAGTAGCCGGTAAGGTCAGGCACCGCATTGTCCCCATTATACAGCACCACCACTGCATAATCGTTGAATAGCTCCTCAGTATGGTCGATGAGCCTCACCCTATTATCTGTGCCTGTGACGGTATAGTCATAGGTGGTGGCACCATCCTTGCTGGTGTACACCATGTGTATGTATGGTGACCTACTTGCTGCTTGTTGGGCTGCCAGTAGTGTCGCGCTTATGCTTCTCAATGGTTTGCTCCTTGGGTTTATCTATAGTTTCAGCTACCTTCCTAGCTGCCTCATCCTTAGCCAACTCCGCCAACTTCTCATTGATGTAGCCAATGGCACCAGCCAATCTCATAGCATTGGCTTGTGCCTGTTCAGCCGCTCTCAACATCTGCTCTCGCTGCTGGATTAAATTGGCTTTGTCTGATTCCAGTTTTGCTCGTTCTATCATACTGCAACTCCATTAATCTTCGCTATACTTGCTACGGCTATACCATCCACCTTGGCTAAATCAGTAGCAGTAATACCATTTACTTTAGCTATGTTAGACCAGCCACCGCCACTCTCCAAGCCAGTGGCGTAGATGCTGATTATGTCACCGTCAAAGATGACACCGTAATCCTGTACGCCCGCTCCAAACTGGTCACCAGCTTTGAGGTAGATACCAGCACCGCCTGAAGTATCCTTTTCTATACGCCCTGCGCTCTGGTAGGCACCGATAACATCGCTAGTTTCAACGGATACGCTCAGTCCGGTGAATGTCTGCTTACTACCTGCTGCCACAGAGCCGATACTATCGTAATCGCGGCTGGTATAGTCGTTGCTGCTTCCGTAAAATGTACCACCTTTAACACCTGCACCTGCCGTGGTGTTATACCAGAACTCATAGGTATCAAGCGTGCCAGTTGCATTGGCAGGATTGTTCAAGTCAACGAACGTATAGTTCGTAAGAGATTGAGTAAAGCCTCTGTCCGTTGCACCCCCACCAATATCAATACTCTGTGGCTTCGCATCCAATGGGGTAATGCCCTTCAAAGCAGTAATATCAGCAAGAGCCTTGAGCCTGTCGTTTACCTCAAGTATCAGTCCCGCCTTATCGGTTGCCGTGATTGCCTGTTTGA